ATGAAATCAAACTTTGCGTTTTTGAACAGTCATTTCCCCGTGCTGGCAAATTTCGGTGAACTGGCAGAAAAATATTTATATAGCGATTCTAACTCCTGCCTGATGAAATTGGGAATGATCGGCGAAACGATTGTTAATTTGTGTTTCACCTATGATAGAATCCCTCTGCCCCAGGATAACACAGCCGCAGTCAGAATCAACAGCCTCTTCCGCGAGGGTATGATTACCCGCGACTTAAAGGAGGTCCTTCATGCCCTGCGCATCAGCCGCAATAAGGCTACACATGAAAACTACGCTTCTGTAGAAGACGGAAAGACATTGCTTCAAATGGCGTACAGTCTATGCGAATGGTTTATGCAGACCTATGGGGACTGGAATTATCAAAATCAACCGTTTGTCATGCCATCTGAAACACTGGAACCCGTCAGTGTCAATCAGCAGAGCGAACAGGCTCAGGAGACACAGCTGATCGAAGAGGCGGAAAGGGCAGCGGCGGCGGCTCCCACCATGGAAAAGGAAGTCCGAAAGAAGCAGTCCGCCAAAGCCGCAAGCCAGCGAGTCAAATCCGAGGCGGAAACACGCTATCTAATCGACGAGCAGCTGCGCAAGGTTGGCTGGGAGGCCGATACAGAGCAGCTGCGCTATTCCAAGGGAACACGTCCTGCCAAGGGGCGCAATATCGCTATTGCTGAATGGCCTACTGATTCTACGGTTGGCAATCGGGGCTATGTGGATTATGCTCTATTCGTTGGTATGCAGTTGGTCGCAACGGTCGAAGCGAAGGCGAGCCATAAGGATATTCCATCTGTCATCGACTATCAGTGCAAAGATTACTCCCGAAATATCCGCAGTGCTGATAAAGCCTATCAGATTGGAACATGGGGAAGCTATAAAGTGCCGCTCACCTTTGCCACCAACGGAAGGCCGTATTTAGAGCAGTACGACACCAAAAGCGGTATATGGTTTTTGGATTTGAGGCAGCCCGATAATGCGCCAAAAGCTCTGCGGGGCTGGATGAGCCCGGAGGGGATTATAGAGCTGCTTGACAAGGATATTTCCGCAAGGAATCAGGACTTGCAGGAGATGCCCTATGACCTGCTGCGTGACAAGGACGGCCTGAGTCTCTATGAATATCAGGTCAGAGCGATAAAGGCCGCCGAGGAAGCAATTATCAACGGCCAACGTAATGTCCTGCTTGCCATGGCGACAGGAACGGGCAAGACCAGAACCATCCTGGGTATGATCTACCGTTTCCTGAAAACGGGACGGTTCCGCAGAATCCTTTTCCTGGTGGACAGAACCGCTTTAGGTGAACAGGCCTCTGACGTATTCCAGGAGGTCAAGCTGGAGGACTTAATGACCCTTGATGATATATACAATATCAAGGGTTTAGAGGATAAGGATATAGACCGTGAGACTCGTATCCAGATTGCCACGGTTCAGAGCATGGTCAAGCGAATCCTGTACAATGACGAGGATACCATGCCCGCTGTTTCTGACTATGATTTGGTTATCATCGACGAAGCGCACCGAGGCTATATCCTGGATAAGGAAATGGGCGAGGATGAAGTCCTTTACCGGGATCAGATCGATTATCAGAGCAAATACCGCTGCGTTGTAGAGTATTTTGACGCTGTGAAAATTGCGCTGACCGCAACGCCAGCCCTACAGACCACCAAGATTTTCGGACAGCCTGTATTCAAGTATACATACCGGGAGGCGGTGATCGAGGGGTATCTGGTTGACCATGACGCTCCCCATAGGATATCCACCAAATTAAGCGCGGAGGGCATTCATTACAAGAGGGGCGATACCGTTGTACGGTATGACCCTGTGACGGGTGAGGTCACCAATTCTGAGCTGTTGGAAGATGAATTGGATTTTGATGTGGATGCCTTCAACTGCCAGGTCATAACAGAGCCGTTTAATCGGACGGTTTTGGCTGAAATCGCCCGTGATATTGACCCGGATAGTCCGGATGTTCAGGGGAAAACCTTGATTTTTGCCGTCAATGATGACCATGCTGATTTAATCGTAAAAATTCTGAAGGAGATTTATACGGAAAAGGGCGTGGACAATGACGCCATTATGAAAATCACCGGCTCTGTAGGCGGCGGCAACAAGAAAAAGGTAAAGGACGCCATCAAGCGCTTCAAGAACGAACGCTTTCCCAGCGTTGTCGTAACAGTGGATTTGCTGACGACGGGAATCGATGTTCCCGCAATCACAACATTGGTATTTATGCGCCGTGTGAAATCCCGTATCCTGTTTGAGCAGATGATGGGCCGTGCCACCCGCCGCTGTCCTGATATCCACAAGACCCATTTTGAAATCTACGACCCCGTTGGCGTTTATGATTCTCTGGAAGCGGTCAACACCATGAAGCCCGTCGTTGCCAACCCCAGCGCAACATTTGAGCAGCTTTTGGATGGCCTGGAGGTTCTGGAGGATGAACGCCAGGTGCAAAATCAGATCGATCAAATCCTTGCAAAGCTGCAACGGAAAAAACGGCGCATGGATGCTGAAACCATGGAACATTTTATCAGCATGACCGGGGGACAAGACCCCACCCAGTTCATTGACGACATTCAGCAGCGCAGGCCGGAGGACGCCAAAAACCGTCTGCTTGCCAATACGGAGCTATTCAAAATGCTGGCGCAGTTCAAGCCGGATGGCCGCCGCTCTGTGGTGATCTCCGACCACGAGGATGAGCTTTTGGAGCATACCAGAGGCTACGGCAGCGGCAGCAAGCCCGAGGATTATCTGGACGCATTCGCAAACTATGTCAAGAGCAATCTGAATGAGATCGCCGCCTTGAACATCGTCTGCACAAGGCCGAAGGAGCTGACCCGCGAGGGGCTGCGCTCCCTACGCCTGACGCTGGACAGGGAGGGCTTTACCACCCAGCAGCTGAATACGGCTGTTTCCCAGATGACCAACGAGGAAATCGCCGCCGATATTATCAGCCTGATTCGCCGGTACGCTATCGGCTCCACCCTGATTTCCCATGAGGCCAGAATCAGACGCGCGGTGGACAAGCTGAAAAAGGCGCATACCTTCTCCAAGCAGGAGCTTAACTGGATTACCAGAATGGAAAAATACCTGATGGAAGAATCTGTGCTGAATGTGACCGTATTTGACGAGGATGGGCGCTTCAAGGCACAAGGCGGCTTTGCGAAGATCAACAAAGTGTTTGGAAATAAACTGGAAAGCATTATCCTGGAGCTGAACGAGTATCTGTACGATGATGGAGGGAAAATCGCATGACGACACAGGAAATTGTCTCCAAGCTCTGGAACCTCTGTAATGTTCTCCGTGACGACGGCATCACCTATCACCAGTATGTGACGGAGCTGACCTATATCCTGTTTTTGAAAATGGCGAAGGAGACGGGGGCAGAGAGCCAGATCCCGGAGGCTTATCACTGGGACAGCCTCACCGCCAAAAGCGGCATTGAATTGAAGAAATTCTATAAGGAGCTGCTGAACCACCTGGGCGAGAGCTGTACAGGCCGTGTGCGGGAAATCTATCAGGGCGCGGCCACCAACATTGACGAACCGAAGAACCTGGAAAAGATTATCACCACCATTGACGGGCTGGACTGGTTTTCTGCCCGGGAAGAGGGGCTTGGCAATCTGTACGAGGGCCTTTTGGAGAAGAACGCCAACGAGAAGAAGTCGGGAGCGGGACAGTATTTCACGCCCCGGGTGCTGATTGATGTCATGACCCGTCTGGTGAAGCCTCAGCCGAAGGAACGCTGCAACGACCCCGCTTGCGGCACGTTCGGCTTTATGATCGCCGCCCATCGGTATGTTGCGGACCAGACCGATGACTTCTTTGACCTGGACGCAGACACCGCCGCCTTTGAGCGCACGGAGGCCTTTACTGGCATGGAGCTGGTACATGATACCCACCGTCTGGCTCTGATGAACGCCATGCTGCACAACATGGAGGGGACCATCACGCTGGGCGATACCCTGTCCAATCTCGGTAAAAGTATGCGGGGCTATGACGTGGTCCTCACCAATCCTCCCTTTGGAACGAAGAAGGGCGGCGAACGCGCCACCCGCGACGACTTCACCTACACCACCAGCAACAAGCAGCTGAACTTTTTGCAGCATATTTACCGCAGTCTGAACGCGGACGGAAAGGCCCGCGCCGCTGTGGTGCTGCCGGATAACGTCCTCTTTGCCGACGGCGAGGGTGAGAAAATCCGAATTGACCTGATGGACAAGTGCAATCTGCACACGGTTCTGCGTCTGCCCACCGGCATTTTCTACGCCCAGGGGGTCAAGACCAACGTGCTGTTTTTCACCCGGGGAAGGACGGACAAGGGCAATACCCAGGAGGTCTGGTTCTATGACCTACGTACCAATATGCCCTCTTTCGGCAAGACAAATCCGCTGAAAACGGAGCATTTCGCGGACTTTGAGGCGGCGTTTGAGGCCGCAGACCGTCGGGCTGTGCAGGATGAGCGGTGGAGCGTGTTCACCCGGGAGCAGATCGCCCAGAAGGGCAACAGCCTGGATTTGGGGCTGATTCGGGATGATTCCATGGTTGACTATGACGATTTGCCCGACCCGATTGAGAGCGGCGAGGAAGCCATTGCGCAGCTGGAAGAAGCGGTGGACCTCTTGCAGAGCGTGGTGAATGAGCTGAAGGCCCTGTCGGAGGTGGACTGATGGCAAGAGGGAAAAAGGCGGCAAAAGAACTGTCGCCAGAGGAAAAGCTGCAACAAGCCCTTGTGCCAGCAGAGGAGCAGCCGTATCCGATTCCTGAGAATTGGTGCTGGATTTATTGGGGCAATATCGGCGAGTTTACTGCCGGAAGTACTTTCAAAAATGAATATCAAGGTTTTGCTGAATATCAAATTCCTTTTTACAAAGTTGGAAGTTTGAAATATTCCGATGTAAATGGGATTTTATATGATAATAGCAATACTATTAACGAAGAAATTAGAGCAAAATTAAAAGCTGCATTGATACCAAGTCAATCAATTATTTTTGCAAAGATTGGCGAGGCTATTCGCTTAAACCGCAGGAGCATCAATGCTGTACCGTGTTGCATTGATAATAATCTTATGGCCTTTCAAGCTAAGGAATGTTTTTGGCACTATGCGTTTTATTGGACCCTTGGGCTTGACTTATACACATACACGAATGCTACAACTGTTCCAGCAATACGAAAGAGTGATTTGGAAGCAATTCCGTTTCCGCTCCCCCCCTTTTCAGAACAGCACCGTATTGTCTCCCGCCTTGAAAGCCTGTTCGCCAAGCTGGATGAGGCGAAGGAAAAGGCCCAAGCAGTGGTGGACGGTTTTGAGCTGCGGAAGTCTGCAATTCTTCATAAGGCATTTACGGGGGAGCTGACGGAGCGGTGGAGAAACAAGCGTGGCGCAGACAAATGGCGTACATCCACATTTGGCAAATATACGAATTCGCAGTATGGATATACGGAGAGCGCCACACAAGAACCAGTTGGCCCAAAGTTTTTGCGTATCACCGATATACAAGATGGCGTTGTTAATTGGGACAAGGTTCCATATTGTGCGATTTCAAAGGACGATTTTGAGAAATACTCGATGAAGCAGGGCGACATCGTGATAGCACGCACAGGCGCAACTACAGGGAAAAGCTATCTGATTGCGGATGACGTAAAAGCGGTTTTTGCCTCATACTTGATTCGGCTGACGATGAAACAGGCAGGGCTAATGGCAAGATATTTATATTACTTTATGCAATCACCAAGTTATTGGCAGCAAATTACAGAGTTTAGTGCAGGCATTGCACAGCCGGGTGTAAATGCAAAAAAACTGCAAAAGATAGAGCTTCCCATTCCATCTGTTGAAGAACAAGAAGAAGTTGTCGTTGCCTTGGATAAGATTCTGAAAAAAGAGCAGCAAGCCAAAGAAGCCGCCGAAGCTGTCCTCTCCCAGATCGACAACATGAAAAAGGCGATTTTAGCCCGCGCGTTCCGTGGGGAATTGGGAACGAATAACCCGGAGGAGGAATGGGCGGGGGAGATGGTGAAGGAAATATTATAGCGTGATTCGAATATAATAGTAAAAACCAAGGGCGCGGATGTGCTCTTGGTTTTTACTATTCATCCACGAAATATGCCGCGGCTTCACGCATATTATCGTAATGGATGAGATCGACATTGGCCCTGTGTGGGGCCATCTAGGAGGTATTGCAATGGCTAATCTAAAAGATGAGTACACGGACATCAAAGACCGGAAACACCGTGTAGAGCATTTTACTGTCCATGAAGAGGACCCAGCCAATCGGGAGCGGCTTAAAGAAGAGCTGTTTCTGGCTTTGACAAGAACGGAAAAGCGTATTCCCGCATAGGGAGTACATACATTTTACCATGAGGAAAGGGGGTGTGTCAAATGGCGATCATTCTGTATGCCCGTAAGTCGGTGGAGCGGGAGAACAGCATTAGCTGCGAAACCCAGCTTGAGTATTGCAGGTCTGTTATTAAGCCCGATGAGCGGGACGAAAAGATCATAACCTTTGTGGACAACGGCTTCTCCGGCGGCAATGTCAATCGGGACGGCTTCCAGAAGATGATGAAGCTGGTGCGGCAGGGGAAGGTCAAAAAGGTCATTGTCTACAAGCTGGACCGTATCAGCCGTTCTTTATCGGATTTTGTGAACATTTTGCAGGAGTTCAAGGAGCACAAGGTTGAGTTCGTGTCCTCTCAGGAGTCTTTTGACACATCCTCGCCTTATGGTGAAATGATCGTCAAGCTCCTGATGGTGTTCGCCGAGTTTGAGCGGACATCCATTATCAACCGTGTCACCCAGGCATATGCCCACCGCAGTGAAATGGGGTTCTATATGGGCGGCCGCCAGCCCTATGGCTTCGAGCTGGTTCCGACAGTCATCCATAACGTCAAGACTAAAAAGCTGAATCCAATCCCCGCTGAGGTAGAGGAGGTACGCTATATCTTTGAGGTCTACGCTCAGGAGAGCGTGTCCCTGCGGCGGCTCCTGGATATTCTGGTAGCCGAGGGGAAGCAGCCCCTGAATGGCAGCAGTTGGACGACGGCGAAGCTGTCCACATTGCTAAAGAACCCTATCTACGTCAAGGCCGATTCCGATGTATACGACTACTATGACCGCCACGGCGTTCAGATGGTCACAGACGTGTCCATGTTCACCGGGGAGAATGGGGCGCAGCTCTACGGTCACACTAAGCATGACCCCAGCAGCCCAGATTGGTCGGATATGAAGCTGGTGCTCTTAACCCACCCCGGTATTGTTGATTCTGACATCTGGCTCAGATGCCAGCGGAAGCTGGAGAAGAACCGTCAGATTGGGAACAGCGTCAGCAACCCTACCAGCTGGCTGGCAGGGAAGGTGGTCTGTGAGAAGTGCGGCCACACCATGACCACCATTAAGGGGAAGATCAACAAGAGTGGCGAGATACGGCGGTATTTCAACTGCACCGGAAGATCCCACAAGAAAACCTGTACAGGGCCGAAGGTGACGATCTACGCCGAGGATTTGGAGAATATGGTTTATGAGTGCATCTCCGCGAAGCTGGCAGATCTGAAGGAGATGAACCGCACCACCCGAAAGGGAGACACGGCAGAGGTCAACGAGCTGAAGCTGAAAATCAAGGCTATTGAGAAGTCGGAGAAACAGCTTTTGGACACTATGCTGGCGGGTGGATTCAACGATGACCTTCTGGCGCTGGCAAATCAAAAGGCTACCCAGCTCAAGAGGGACCGGCTGGCTCTGTATGAGCGGATAGAGGACTTGAAAAGCCGTGATGATGAAACCAATGTTGTTGTCAATCTGGCGAAGTCATGGAGGACTGCCGACTACAAGCGCAAAAAGGCTGTCGCTATGATTATGATACATAAAATTGTTATCAGCGAGGATGGCAGCACGAAGGTGCTTTGGAACATATAGCAGACCGTCAGGGCTTTGATGCTCTGGCGGTTATTTTTTGCAGATAGTCGGCTGTTGAGTTGATTTTCAGCTATTGAGGAAGTATAATAGGCTTAAAGAATCTAACAAGGAGGAATGGGCATGATTCTCTACCATGGCAGCAAAGTATTGGTCAAATCGCCAGAGATACGGCTTCAGAAGTACAATAAAGACTTTTACTTTGGCTTTTACTGCACATTAATTCGAGAACAAGCTACCCGGTGGGCTGTTCGGTTTGATGGCGTCGGCTATTTAAGTGAGTATCTCTATATGCCTGACGATAGTTTGAGAGTAAAACGGTTCACGGAAATGACGGAGGAATGGCTGGATTTCATCGTGTCCTGCCGTTTGGGACATCCTCATGACTATGACATCGTAGAAGGCCCTATGGCTAATGACACTATTTTCAACTATGTCCAGAACTTTGCGGACGGAAAAATCAGCAGAGAAGCCTTTTGGGAGCTTGCAAAGTTCAAAAGGCCAACCCATCAGATCAGTTTCCATACGGACAGAGCCTTAACTACGCTGTCGTTTGTGAAGGGAAGTGAAGTCCGGGATGAAGAATAACAGCGCATTATTCTATACTTGTAGCCTGATTGAATATATCGGTAGGCAGCAAAAATTGAATCGCTCCGAGCTGGTTCGCGTTATGGGAGAGAAAACCATCAGGCGTATCTACCGTTACGCAGACGTTTTTCACTGTGAGCCGATTGAAAAAATAGCGGATGACTTCATTACGAACTTGAATATTCCGAAAGGCGCTTTCGATAACGTAGCATCCTGTCGGTATGACGTACCCGACTACTGGACGATTGGCGAGGTCTACGAGCGGTTGATTGAGGACATTTCCGGCGATGACGAGGAGCACATCATTGACCGTTTGGTGGAGGTATACACCTCATGGATAAATACTGCGATCTCCAACTACAATAGTGATTTTTATTACCAGCCTCGGGATTATATCCGGGTGTGCTATGAAGAGGGACAGGTCTGCGGCTGAATATCCGAATAAAAAAGGAGACAAATATCCCCTGTGAGCCGCCCACAGGGGATAAAATCTGCTTAAATCAGTATGGTTTGCTTCGCCGAAGCGCTGATAGTGCACGACTTCCCGCTCCCGCAGGAACTTGATGGGCTCGGCCACATCCGGGTCGTCGGCAAAGCGCAGGATGTTGTCGTAGCTGAGCCGCGCCTTCTGCTCTGCTGCAAGGTCCTCGTTCAAATCGGCTATGGGGTCGCCGGTGACGGCAAAGGTTGCCGCGGAGAACGGCACGCCGGAGGCAGCCTGGGGATATACGCCTGTGGTGTGGTCCACGAAATAGTCGGAAAAACCCGCCTCCTCAATCTGCTCGGGGGTAAGGCAGCGAGTCAGCTGGTAGACGATAGTGCCGACCATTTCAAGGTGGGCTAGTTCTTCGGTACCTATATCCGTCAATATAGCGCTAAGCTCCGGGTAGGGCATGGCGTACCTCTGGCTCAGGTATCGCAGTGACGCGCCTATTTCGCCGTGGGGCCCAAGATATGTCAAGATGTGATAATGAAGGAAAAGAAGTTTAATTTCAGCATAGATACCTATATTTTTGAGAGCAATGCGTCTTGTAAAACCTGTGAGAAATTTACTCCCATCGCCACAGCTCGGTCATTTAGCCACGCGGGGATGGTCAGGGTCTTCTTTACAGCACGGGTGTCTTTGTACGGGTCAACGGAGCAGGCTACCAAAGAGGTGAACCCGCCTGCTGGGTCTATGGCAGATATATCAGAAGGGGCAGCAAGGTTTTTACCTTGCTCTAACAAGGTGAGCGCATAGGCCGCCAATGCCTCTTGTGCCCCTTCCATTGTCTCGTTCAGGGTACCGCCAAAGCTCTGGCAGCCGGGCAGGTCTGGAAATTCCACCCAATAAGCGTCCTCCTCCTGGTGGAAAATTGCGGGATAGACGAACATCATGAGACATACCTCCTAAAAGGAGGGGGCTTATTTTAGCCCCGCATCCTTCAAAATTTTATTCAGCAGGCCAGTGGGGACATCCTTGCCGTGTATAGGAACTACCGTGATATTGTCCCCTTTTTGAAGAACATGATGGCTACCGTGTATTCTAACGACTTCCCAACCATCTTTCTTCAAAATCTTTAGCAGGTCTTTATCTTTCATATTTCCCCCTCCCTACAAGAATATTATAACACGTATCGCACGTGTTGTCAATCCTTTTTTAATCTTTTCAAATGATTTCTGGAAAAAGGGTTGACTTTTGACTGCCAATAGTTTATAATTATGACTGTCAAAAGTGAGGTGATGAGATGACCCCCAAAATGGGGAGGCCTACCGATAACCCTAAACCGTATAAACTGACTGTTCGTGTTGATGAGGAAAGCAAGGCCATATTAGAGCAGTATTCTCAACAAGAAAAAATCAGCCAGATGGAAGCGATACGCCGAGGGATTAAACGGTTAAAGCCAGACATAAAGAAATAAGGCATTGCCCTCCGACTACCAATCACCGGGCAACGCCTTAAAAACCACACACCAAATGGTGCCAAATCTATTATAGCACCCTCTTTGGTGGAAATCAAGGAGGAATATAAGAAATGAGTAGCCAAGTTGCGAAAATTGAACAGATGAAGAAGTACACCAAGAAAACCGGCTTTTCAAACATCAGGTATAGCCTGCAAGTAGCCGAGATGTGGGACCTAATTAATATGGCTCGTGAGAAGCCTTATGACAGCATTAAACTTGCTTTTAATTATGGTCAGGCCAAGGGCTACCGTGCTGCCAAAGCGGAGGTGAAGAAATGCTAAATTATTTTGCTGTCAACATCGACTACCACGGCATCACCAACTGCGACCCACGCGATTTGGATATGGCCATGCAAATCTGGATTGACAAAAACGAGCGGTTCCCTATCAGCTCCCAGGTTGTTCACGTTTCTGTTCAGGAGGCCAGCGACACCGAGCCTCCTGGGCCGGGAACGGATTTATACGACTTCCTTGTAAACTTTGCAAAGCACCACAATATGTGGACTCCGAGGGCACGCGAGTGGAGGCGGTTAGTACGATTCTACGCACTTCTGTTTAATGCAGGGAGACTTTCAGGGCTTAAAGAGACAGAGAAAAGCTGCGTGTAGCGGATAGAAGAAGCAAAAGGGGAGATGGGTAAACGCCTGTCTCTCCTTTATTTCACGCCTACACATAATACACCACCTCAACCCGCTTAGTGTCCTTGAAAAACACCACATGGTCCACAAAGCCCCGCAGCAGGGCGTTTTTCTCCTGGGCCGTCAGCTGAGCGTTTTTCAGCGCCTGGATTGCGTTGCGGTGCTTTTTGGCAAAGGCAGCGGGGTCGGCTTTTGCAGGCTTCTGCAATCCGGCCAAGGACTTCTGCAGCTCCAGGGTGCGGGCTTCGCTGGCGGCTTTATTGGCCCGGTACTCCTCCAGGGTGTCTACCCCCGCGGCATAGGATTCCCTGTACCGCTGCAGGACGCTCTCCTCCCGGCGGAGCAGCTGCTCAAGGCGCTGGCGCTCGGCCTCCCGGTCGGGGCTCTGGCGGGAGATGATATTCAGCTTTAGGCTATCCAGCTGCTCCTCTATGGAGCAGAGTACCAGCTCCTCAAGCTTTTTGACTGTGATATAATGGGACACCCTGCATTTTCCGTGGACATACTGGACGCAGTTCATCCCGGCCCCGGTAAAGCTAAGGGTGCCGCCGCAGGCGCTGCACTTAACTATGCCCTGGAGCATACGTGAGACCTCCTGGCGCTGAGCCTTTGGGGCGGAGCCCTTATAACGGCGCTGGTAGTCCTCAATGCGCCGCTGGACGGCATCGAACTCCTCCTGGGAGATGATGGCCTCGTGCTCACCCTCCACTATCATTGTGCCGTCCAGCAGAGCGGAGCCGTGGTAGTCGTTCACGCCGTCCCTGCACCAGCGCACCTTGCCGGTATAGACCGGGTTTGTCAGGATATACCGCACGGTACGGTTTTCCCAGGGTCCGCCGCGCTTTGTTCTGACGCCCTGCATATTCAGCTTCTTTGCTATGCTTATCATGGTGATGCCGCCCAGGAAGTCCCGGTATATAGCCCGAACGGTGTCGGCCTCCCGGGGGATAACCACAAAGGCTTTGTTCTGGTATGTATATCCCAGCGGCGCAACGCTCACCGGGAGCCCGCGGCTGGCCCGCTCGGTCATGCCGCGCCGGACCTCGGCCCCAAGGTTTGCACTGTAGAAGGCGTCAAACCACTCGATAATGCGCTCGATAAGTCCGCCGAAGGGCCCCTCCATTAAGGGCTCGGATATGCTGATTACATCAATGCCGTTTTCCTTCTTCAGAAGGGATTTATATACCACGCTCTCCTCCTGATTCCGGGCAAACCGGCTGAACTTCCAGACTAGGATTGTTTCAAAGGGCCTGGGCTTCTCCTTCGCTGCGGCTATCATGGACATGAAGCCCGGGCGCTTCTGTGCAGTCCGCCCGCTTATGCCGTCGTCCTTGAATATGTACTCCTCAGGCAGGACATAGCCGTTGCTTTTTGCATAGTCGCGTATAAGCCTTAGCTGACTGTCCGGGCTGTACTCCTCCTGGTCGTGGGTGCTGACCCGGATGTAGGCAGCGCAAATCTTCCGGGGGTTTTCCATTTCGATTCATCCTTTCGTGGAAGAGGGCATAAAAAAGCCCACTACTCCCATAGTAATAAGAATTGTGAGCGGTTACGCAGATTATGCGCGCCGTTCCGGCTGGAGGATGGTCCCCTCAGTGCGCCGCCGCTGGGGGGAGGTGTGGTCTTAGAAAACGCAAAAGGTTAGGTTGTGATACAATATATTGTGCCAGCAGTTAGAGAAAATTGCGAAGCGTGGGTGTATCATTGACGACGAGCAGTCCGCGCTGGAATTTTTGAAGAGAGTGAACTATTACAGGCTGACTGCATATTTTTTGCCATTCAAAACTCAAGAGGACAAGTACATAAGCGGCACAAATTTTTCTCAGGTGGTTGGAATATATCAGTTTGACCACGATATGAGAAAGCTCCTTTTTCCGGTCATCGAGGAAATCGAATTGGCTCTACGCTCTCAAATCGCCTACTTTTTCGGGCACAGATACGGCGCCCTGGGGTATTTGGACAAGGCAAACTTTTCCGAAAGGCATAATCACGAGAATTTCCTGGAACATATTGAAAGAGAAAAGGAGCACAACAAACAGCAACCGTTTGTACAGCACCACAACGAAAAGTATTCCGGGAAATTTCCGATTTGGGTGATTATCGAACTTTTCAGCATGGGAGAGCTCTCGCTTTTTTATGCCGATATGAAAAGGGCGGACCAAAAAGGTATTGCCAAAGCTTTCGCTGTGCCCTCTGATAAACATATGAAAAGCTGGCTGAAAAACCTGACGATATTGAGAAACTTCTGCGCCCACTATTCCAGACTATATGACGCGAAGCTTCCCGGTGTCCCCAGAACGCCTAAAGGCTTTGGTATACAGCTGGGGAACAGGCTTTTCGACTATATTGTAGTATTAAAGCTGCTATATTCTGACAGTATCGGCTGGACAAATTCATTTGCCCCCGGCTTGTGTGCGACAATAGAAAAATACAGAGACCTTATTGAACTGAAGCGCATAGGTTTTCCGGCTGACTGGGAAAAAATCATTGCTTAGGTGACGGTGTGCCGTACCCGGTCTCATTGCTTGCCACTTTCAATGCGAGCCTTCACTGCCAACGAACGCTCGCATTGAAAGCGGCTTTTTCATTTTCCCATATCAGCCCGAATCAGGCTTTTAATGTATCCGGCCTTGTTGGGTACGCTGGCGAGTTTTTCAATGATGTCCTGCTCTGTATTTTTCATCAGCCGGATATTAACATTGACAGTATGCGCCTTATGGTATCTTTCCTGAGGCGTTTCTTTTTTTTCTGACATTTCATCAACTCCAGTGATTCTATACGCAGAGTAAGGGGCGGTTTTTCCGCCCCCTCCTGGCTATTTTTGGTCTTTTGCCATTGCAATTTTGTCCAGCAGTTCTACGATTTCCTTGATGGAGTATTCTTGCTTTTCTCCATTCGTAAAAAGTAGTCTTAGCTCATAGAGCGTAGCCAGCTTTGTATCTTGCCGCTCTTTCTCTGTCATAGTAGGCGCTCCCTTCCTTTGGATGTTTATATTATAGCATATGTGCCGCACTATGTCAAGCGTTTTCTCTCACTATTTCCCTCAAAATAGCTCTTATTGCAAACCCCCGGTACCCTCCCCTGACGGAATATTCCCGCCACATCTCGTGCACTTCATATAAAAGCCCTCATTTATTCTCTATCGTATAGCGCTGGTAAAAGCCACTGCCTTACCCAATATCCGCACGCTATTCATCTCTTCCTGCCTATAAATAAGGGGCTCAAAAAGAGGGTTTGCAGGCTCTAAAACAATCCTGTCATGAAAAAGGAATACTTTCTTTAACGTGGCCTCGTCTTCAATAAGGACAGCGGCGATTTCACCATTTTCAACCTGCTCCTGCTGCCGGATATATACCATATCACCATCAAAAATCCTGGCATTTATCATGCTGTCACCTTTACACCGCAGGGCAAAATCAGCGTGAATATACTCCGGCACCTCCACCACCTCGGTATCTTCCTGGATAGCTGTGATGGGCTGCCCGCAGGCTATGGTGCCTACAAGAGGGATGGTATAGGTTTTAGGGAGGGGGATAACATTTTCAGGCATGCTCTCCTCGAAAGGCTCCCAGCCCATAAGAGCGGCAGGGGTAGTCTCCAGAACAGCCGCCAGAGGCTCAAGAACATTTGTTGGCAAAGTGCGTATTTCATCACTTTCATAGCGGTATATAGTTGCACGATGTTTTCCAAGTCTTTTTGCAACTTCATCTACTGAAATGTGAAGGTCTTCCCTTCTCCGCCTTATGCGGTCACCTATCTTCAAGGCATTCCACTCCCTTTCCTGTGAGGTAATGCAATAATAACACAGGTTTCGCAAATTTGCAATAGCAAAGGGAGAAAAAATAAAAATTTTCGCAAATTTTGCGAAAATAGGGTTGACAAGCCCAGATATGTATGGTAATATATGGGTGTCGCACAAAACGCGAAAAAAGGAGGTGGAAGGATGGTTAATACAGACAAGCTGCGAGGCAAAATTGTAGAGCGCCGGATGAATATAGATTCTGTTGCGACCGCAGTAGGGATTACTCCAAGTACTCTATACAGGCGCCTCAATGGTGGAGGCGGTGCCTTTACCATTGAGGAAGCTGATAAGATTGCCTCGCTTCTTGACCTTAGTGCAGAAGAGCTAAACAATATATTTTTTGCCCAATATGTCGCGCAACACGCGAATAATGGGCAGGGTCATAGGGTTCACACGAAAAACAGCTCATAACAAAACTGCTCTCTCGTGTTGCACCACAAGAAAGCAGCTGGTAGTAGATGTTCGCTGAATTTACGGAGTACACACCGCCCATTGCTGGGCGGCAGGGCGATGGTTCACCTCGTTATTAGTATTAAGGTCAGTGAAGATGTTGGAGCGCATATCAATGGAGCCAAGTGCTTCGTGCATTCCGGCAAACTCGGTCTGAGCAGCTACTGATCAGAAATAGAAAGCAAGCTGAACTAAATTTTATAGGTAATAGAACTCTCTTTCATATCATCGGAAAACTCAATCAAAGCAATGAAAGAGGGCAAAACCTTCATGAGCTTGCGCTCGTCAGCATGAGACAGGTTGAGTTTCTTCAATTCAGGGAAATGAGATTCAATGGACGCGATAATCAACAAGCGGCTCTTTTCATCCATGAGCTCGTCCCAGTTGGCGAACACGCCGCGGCCCAGAAGATAGTCTGTGGGAACATCGAAGAAGTCGGCAAGAGCGATTAACTGTTGATAAGCGGGCTCCCTTTGCCCATATTCATATCGCTGGTAACCTATGGCAGACATACCAACGGCCTCATACACGTCTTTTTGCGTTAAATCTCTAGCTAAACGTAGTTTTTTGAGTCGTTCTGCAAAAGTCATAAAATTTCCTCCTTGCCAATTATAAAAAAGCTTGACATATCCGTTTGGTGGTGTTATCATGAATACACTACCAACTGGTAGTTAAACTAGAAAGAGAAGGTGCTGTGAACGAATTGCTAAAAAGCGCTCGAAAAGCGGCAGGAAAAACACAAGCGCAGGTAGCTAAAGAAACAGGTATATCAGAAATAGCATATCAGAGATATGAATACGATATGAGAGAACCTGGAGTGAAAACGGCCATTCGGATAGCTAAAGCGCTTGGGCGGACAGTGGAAGAACTGTTTAGCTAAAGAACATAAAGGTACACGAATAGGACAGTTCACTAAAAGAATACCACGGTAAGAACAAAAAGGCAAGGAGGAACAAAATGTATTTCAAAATTAATATCGAACCGCAGACAGAGTGCTGCTATAACTGCGAGCACTTTCGTCAGCACTATACCCGGGACGGAGACGAGCTATATTGTGGGCACTGTGTCTATCCTAGAATGAAGAACAGGGGCCCTTTCGACACATGCCAACATTTTTTGTTAAAGCAGCCAGTAGCCTTACGTATATCAACTATTGGAAGGAGCGAACGAAATGACGGTCAAAAACATTAACGGCCAACAGGCCATAGACAGCCGCGAGGTTGCGGAGATGGTAGGAAAGCAGCACAAACACCTACTCCGCAATATTGCGGGTTACATTGAAATCATGGAAAAGTCAGGAGAGCCCAAATTTGGACCGTCCGACTTCTTCATCCCAAGCACCTATGTAAGTGCCCAAAACAAAGAGCAGCCTTGCTATCTCATCACTAAAAAGGGCTGCGACATGATTGCCAATAAGCTCACCGGAGAGAAAGGTGTCCTCTTTACTGTCGCCTATGTCACAGCATTCGAGGACATGTAGAACCGGTTTGAGAGTTTGCACCAGCCGCCTGCATTCTACCCGGCAAAAGCGACATCTGCCGGTGAAGTGGCTTCACTGTTAAGGGAACTGCGGCTTACGATGAAGGAAAACAGGCAACCGTCCGAAAGCATTTCCTGGCAGGTCGAGATAACGTGTAAGCAGTTCGGTGTTGTAACAATAGCAAACTTTGTGAAGAAAGATCCATTTGAGCAATTATCGCTCGGGGCGATGGAAACTGTTCCCCAACTCGGCGCACGCTGTACAACCCCTAAAGCATAGACTGATATAGAAAGGAGAGTATACATATGGCACTGGAGAAATGGACCAGCTGCGGCGTGGGCCAGGACGGGGAGACCTTCGTGGAGACCACCCTGATATGGGACACCAAGCTGAAAAAGATAGTGGACAGGAGCTCAAAATGGCTCATACCTAAGGAGGATTTTGAGCGGCGCAAGGCCGCGATTGAGCCGGTGACGCTCTACCGTTAGGAGGGGACAAATGGGACGGACGTATAAAGACCTGGCCCACAGGGCCGGGTGTATCCGAAAAAAGTACAAGCTCACCCCTGCAGAGGCCGCCTGGTGGGTGCTCTGGCTGGAGGGGGCCTGTGAGGACGATATACCAAAGCTTGCGGAACTTATGGCAGAGCTGAAGGGCCAAAGGTACCGCTCAGAGGGGAGGGAGTAAAAGGTGGACCTGTTATTGGCGCTTATTATGGGCCTGCGTATAGCAACGCTCGGTTTCTTCGCCTGGTATCTCGCCGAAAGGTGCTGCGCTGCATACGACGCCCGGAATGCCAGGAAGCGGCGCCGGGTACAGTTCCAGAGTATCTGGCGGTCGAGCACGGTATACGGAGACGAGATGGACTATATCATCACAAGGAAAGATGAACCGATACAATGGAAAAAGTGAAGGCCCTATTCGCAACCGCCGACCAAGCACCGCGTATAGAGGCCCAACACAACCCCGGAGGGCTATATCTAGTGTATCACATTCCTCCGGGAAACACAAGGAGGAAATTAACAGCGTGAATAACACAAAAATTATTCCTTTCACCCAAGCCGCCTCCGAACGGAGAAAGACGGCTCCCCACTGGCTGATTCTGATTTTCGCCGCGAGTCCCTACAAGCTGCCCGAGCTTATCAACCAGGCGCTGAACCTGCTGGAATACAAAAAGGAGACTGTATCATGCTGAAAATAAACCAACTAGAAATAGAAAACGTCAAGCGCATCCGCGCGGTAAAAATCAAGCCCAGCGCAAGCGGCCTGACCATCATCGGCGGGAACAACAACCAGGGCAAGACCTCGGTGCTGGACTCCATCGCCTGGGCTCTGGGAGGCGACCGCTACCGGCCCAGTGCCGCCACCCGGGACGGCTCCAACATCCCGCCCCGGCTGCATATCGTAATGAGCAACGGCCTGGTGGTAGAGCGCAAGGGCAAGAACAGCGAACTTAAAGTAACTGACCCAGCGGGCCATAAAGGGGGCCAGCAGCTTCTCAACGAGTTTGTGTCCCAGCTGGCCCTGGACCTGCCCCGGTTCATGCAGGCCAGCGACAAGGAAAAGGGGGACACCCTCCTGCAGATTATTGGTGTGGGGGACAAGCTCATGGAGCTGGAGCGCCATGAGAGCGATACATATAACCGCCGCCGGGCCATTGGGCAGATAGCCGACCAGAAGATGAAGTTCGCCAAAGAGATGACCTACTATCCTGACGCGCCCAAGGAGCCGGTTTCCATCAGTGAGCTTTTGAGCCAGCAGCAGGCCATTCTTGCCCAGAATGGAGAGAACCAGCGCAAGCGGCAGCAGGCCGCCCAGCTGGAAGCAGAACGGGACCGCATGGGCAAAGAGCTGGCACTTCTGGAAGAGCGATATAAGACCCTCTGCTCTGATTGCGATACAGCCACCCGCTCTGCCCAGGATTTGCAGGACCAGTCTACCGCTGAGTTGGAGAGAAATATTGCGGACATCGAGGCCATTAACGTGAAAGTCCGGGCCAATCTGGACAAGGAAAAGGCCGAGATGGACGCCAATGACTACGGCCAGCGGTACGCTGCTCTCACCGCCGAGCTCAATAAGACCCGGCAGGAAAAGGCCGACCTGCTGAACCGCGCCCCGCTTCCCCTGCCCGGGCTCTCGGTGGAGGAAGGGGCGCTGACCTACAACGGCAAGCGCTGGGACAGCATGAGCGGCAGCGACCAGCTGAAGGTCAGCACGGCTATAGTGCGCAAGCTCAATCCTAACTGTGGGTTTGTGCTTCTGGACAAGCTGGAGCAGATGGATATTGCCACCCTGCGGGAGTTCGGGGCATGGCTGGAGAGCGAGGGCCTGCAGGCAATCGCCACCAGGGTCAGCACCGGCGGGGAGTGCTCCATCATCATCGAGGACGGCTACATAGCCGGAGAGGAAAAGCCGGCTGAGACTAAAGCCGCCTGGAAGGAGGGGGAGTTCTAAATGCAGATAACGAGAGGCATACAGTCAGGGGCTCAGAAGGTGGTCCTCTACGGCCCGGAGGGTATCGGCAAGAGCACCTTTGCCAGTAAATTCCCGGAGCCTGTGTTTATTGACACCGAGGGCAGCACCCGACATATGGACGTGGCACGGCTCCCGAAGCCCTCAAGCTGGACTATGCTGCTGGAAGATGCGAGATATATCCGGGACACCCCTAGCGTGTGCAAGACCCTTATCATAGACACCATGGACTGGGCCGAGGCCCTTTGCACACAGCACGTCTGTGACACAGCACAGAAGAAAGGCGTCGAGGATTTCGGGTATGGTAAAGGGTATGTCTATGTTGCCGAAGAGTTCGGCAAGCTTCTGAACCTGCTGGACGAGATTATAGACCGGGGCATAAACGTGTTGGGCACCGCCCACGCCAAAATGCGCAAATTCGAGCAGCCTGAGGAGACCGGGGCCTATGACCGCTGGGAGATGAAGATGAGCAAGAATGTGGCCCCGCTGGTGAAGGAATGGTCGGACGCTCTTCTCTTTGCCAACTACAAAATCCTGACAGTGCGCTCCGGGGAGGACAAGAAGACCGTCAAGGCCCAGGGCGGGCGGCGGACCATGTACACAGCCCACCATCCCTGCTGGGACGCCAAGAACCGCTGGGGATTGCCTGAGGAGGTGGAGTTTGATTACAGTGCTATTGCCCCTTATATCTACATAGGCGGCGGGGCTGCGTCAGGTACGCCTGAGCCTGCTGTTCCGGCTGCACCGCCGGTGGAGGAAGCTGCTCCCCCTGCGGAAAGCCCAAAAGCGGCCCCGGCGGCAGCTGAGCCCGTCCTGGCTCCCCAAGAGCAGCTGACTATTAACGTCAATCCCAATCTGCCAAAGGCCCTTACCGACCTGATGATACAGAACCAGGTGGAGGAGCAGGAAATCCGCCTTGCAGTCAGCCAGAAGGGGTACTACCCCGAGGACACGCCCATTGAGAACTACGACCCGGCATTTATCAGCGGAGTGCTGGTGGGGGCCTGGAAAAAGGTATTCACTACAATTATGAACAACCGCGACCTGCCGTTTTAACGGCGAAAGGAGGACTTGTCTATGGAATTTGTAAATCACGAGAGAGAGCTGGACTGGGAGGACGTTATTGAAAACGATGGCCCGGAATTTGTCCTTCTGCCTCCGGGCGACTACGACTTTACGGTTACAGACTTTGAGCGGGAGCACTATGCCGGCGGGGCTAAGCTTCCCCCCTGCAACAAGGCGGTGCTTTCCATCACTATTGACTCACCTGAGGGGAAGGCGGCTATAAAGCACAATCTGTTCCTGCACAGTAAGTGCGAGGGCCTGCTGTGTGCGTTCTTCAGCAGTATCGGCCAGCGCAAACACGGTGAAAAGCTGCGCATGAACTGGAGCAAGGTTATCGGCTCAAAGGGCCGGTGCAAGGTGGGCATCCGGGAATGGGTCAGCGACCGGGACGGCGAGAAGAAGCAGAGCAATGAAATCAAGCGGTTTTATGAGCCTGTGGAAAAACCCGCCCAGGGATTTAAGGCGGGTGAGTTCTGATGGAAAAGAGCATACTTGCTCTGCGTCCATATCAACAAGAGGCCCGTGCTGCCGTGGAAAGCCAGTGGGAGGAGGGCATCCGGCGCACACTGCTGGTGCTGCCCACGGGGTGCGGCAAGACCATCGTATTCGCCAAAATCACCGAAGACTGCGTAAAGGCCGGCCAGCGGGTACTTATTCTTGCCCACCGGGGGGAGCTATTAGACCAGGCAGCGGACAAAATCAAAAAATCCACCGGCCTGGGCTGTGCGGTGGAGAAAGCAGAGCAGACCAGCCTCCAGAGCTGGTACCGGGTGACGGTAGGCTCCGTCCAGACCCTGATGAGAGAGAAGCGGCTGAGCCAGTTCGACCCCGAGCATTTCGGCACCATCATCATCGACGAGGCCCATCACTGCATCTCCGACAGCTACCAGCGGGTCTTGCAGTACTTCGAGACTAGTAATGTGCTGGGCGTTACCGCAACTCCCGACCGGGGGGATATGCGTAATCTTGGCAGCTATTTTGAGTCGCTGGCCTATGAGTATACTCTGCCCAAAGCAATCCGGGAGGGCTATCTCAGCCCTATCAAGGCCCTCACCGTGCCTCTCAAGTTGGATTTGTCCGGGGTAGGGCTAAGCGCGGGGGATTTTAAAGCAGGCGACCTGGGAGACGCCCTGGGCCCCTATCTGTACCAGATTGCCGAAGAGATGGACAAATACTGCCGGGACCGCAAAACCGTGGTATTTCTACCCCTGGTGAAGACCTCCCAGAAGTTTCGGGATATCCTCTGCGAGAAAGGCTTCCGGGCGGCAGAGGTCAACGGCGAGAGCCAGGACAGGGCCCAGGTGCTGGCCGACTTTGACAGCGGTAAGTACAACGTGCTGTGCAACTCCATGCTGCTCACCGAAGGCTGGGACTGTCCCTCTGTGGACTGCGTAGTGGTGCTGCGGCCCACGAAGGTGCGCTCGCTGTACAGCCAGATGGTAGGGCGCGGGACCCGGCTCTTCCCCGGCAAAGACCACCTTCTACTGCTTGACTTCCTCTGGCACACCGAGCGCCATGAGCTTTGCCACCCTGCATCTCTTATTTGCGAGAACGAGGAAGTGGCCCGAAAGATGACCGAGAACATTGAGAACGCTGGGGAGCCGATTGATTTGGAGCAGGCTGAGAAAGCTGCCAGTGAGGACGTTGTGGCCCAGCGGGAGGAGGCCCTTGCCAAGCAGCTTAGGGAGATGCGCAACCGTAAGCGCAAGCTGGTGGACCCGCTGCAGTTTGAAATGTCCATTCAGGCCGAGGACCTTGCAGGCTATGTGCCGTCCTTCGGCTGGGAAATGGCCCCGCCCTCTGAGAAACAGATAGCAGCATTGGAAAAGCTCGGCATCTTCCCTGACCAGATAGATAACGCAGGTAAGGCCGCAAAACTGCTGGACCGGCTGGATGCCCGCCGCCAGGAAGGGCTTACAACACCAAAACAGATACGTTTTTTGGAAAACAAAGGTTTTCGTCATGTAGGAACATGGAAGTTTGAAACTGCCCGACAAATGATTGACCGCATAGCGGCAAATGGTTGGAGAGTTCCATACGGAATTACTCCATATGAATATAGAGGAGAGTAGACCATGAGGGAAAATCTCAAAAACGCCCGCAAGGCCGCTGGGCTAACTCAGCAGGCGATGGCGGAAAAGTTAGGTCTAACACTGCGCCACTACCAGAAAATCGAATATGAGGAAGTTAGCGGTTCATTCGAGGTTTGGGATGCCTTGGAGGACCTTCTGGGGGTACATCAACGAATACTTCGAGCTTCCTCAAATAATCATCTCGGCCCAAAAGAAAATCAGTAGGAACATCAAATAGATTTGCTAATTTTATAAGCATCTCAAAATCTGGTTCACTATCAGCGCTTTCGTATTTCTGGTATGAGCGAAGAGGAACACCTACTGCATCTGCTGTTCTTTGGAGGGTATATCCACGGAAAATGCGTGCTGCACGAAGCCGGTCGTTGAACATTTTCGAACCTCCTAACAAAAAGCTCTTGACTTACGCCTTATTATGGCGTAATATAGAGAAAAAATAAACGCCATTTTCTGGCGTAAATTGGGAGGGGCAGATATGTCCATATTCGACATTATGGCTGAAATCGAACAGCAGCAGTACCAAATCGAACTATCTTGTGCGGTATTGGCAGAGGCGGAACGGTATTTTGAATCCAAAGAGGATTCCAAATTCCTCCCCCACTACGCGGAGCAAATTCTCAAACTGCTCTATGTGGCTACTAACATTCTGCACAATACGAAACCAGAACTTGAAAAAGCGACGGATGCACTGATGGACAAGTTCAAGGAGGAATGTCATGGGAAAAATGATTGATTTGACTGGAAGCCGTTTTGGTCGGCTAACGGTCATAAGGAGGTCTGATAAAAAGGCAAAGTCAGGGTCTATGTGGATTTGCAAGTGCGATTGCGGGAATTTTGTAACTGTAACACAGAGCAACTTAAAAAGCGGAAACACAAAGAGCTGTGGATTTGTGACCGCTTCCCGTATGGATTCCTGGACAGAGCGCAGCTTTTCCAAGAATATCACGGCGGGCGTTGACTTCATGGACAATGTGGCCAAGCAGATCAGCGAATACAAGGTGGAAGTCCAGCAGGCAATGCTTTTGGCGATTCTCAAGGGTGTATTCTCTATGGCTACTACGGGCAACACTGTACCCGCTAAGGCGGCGAAAGAGTTTAGCCAAGTTCGATGCGGATGGTGAATACCTGGATGAAGAAATGGACTTCACCTTTGAGGACTTCAAAATGCCTGAGAAGTTCCTGGATTTGCCCGGTTTTGTGGTGGGCTAAGGCACAAGGGAGAATCCCCCGACTAATCGGGGGATTCTTTCATATTTTATCTAAGTTAAAGGAGTTTTTTATTATGTCTAATTTCTCTCAGTTCATGAAGGCCAACAAAAAGGTAAAGGAAAATACAACCTATGCGGCCACGAAGTCCATTGTGGATAAGGACGGGAAGCCGGTTTTGTGGGAGTTGCGCCCCATTTCCAGTAAGGAAAATACCGAACTCCGCGAAAGCTGCATGAAAGAAATCCCCATCAAGGGCAAGAACGGTATGTACCGCCAGAAGATCAGCACCAGCGAATATATCGCAAAGCTGCTGGTGGCCTCTTGCGTTTCTCCTGACCTGTACGACAGCGCTTTGCAGGATTCCTATGGGGTAATGACCCCGGAAGAACTTCTTTACGCTTTGGTGGACGACCCCGGCGAATATGACGATTTTGCCGCTTTTGTCCAGAAGTTCAACGGCTTCACAACTTCCCTGGAAGATAAGGTTGACGAGGCAAAAAACTAATTGAGGGCGGCGATGCGCTATCCGTCTATGCGCATTACTGCTTGGAAAAGCTGCACATTTTACCAAGCGTATTCTTGGAAATGACCGATGAAGAAAAAGCATTTGTGATAGCTTCTATCAAAGTGCGGATCGAGAAAGAAGAAAAAGACCGCAAAAAACTTGAGGCAAAGCAAAAGGGGGCGCATTGAGTATGGCTAGTATACAGACAGGGGTAGAATTATATGACGGCTTTACAGGCCCCTTAACTTCCATTGTCAATGCGCTTAATCTAACCGTATCCGCATTTGAGGATATGCAGCGGGCCAGCGGCAATGAAATAGATACCCATACAATGGATAATTTGCGGGATTCCATAGCCCGTGCCGAAATGGCCGCGCAAAGCTTTAATGAGGAACTAAGCAACCTGGGGGGTAGCACTCCGGCGGTTCCAGAAATCCCCCCGGTTGAAGTTCCTTTAACTTGGAAAACAGACACCATGCCGGTGTTTCAAAATACAGGTATAGAACGCTTTGAAGCTGAGGTTCAGAGCGCTAATAATATGTTGGGTTCGCTTTACTCCACGCAAAGCCGCATAAATAACCAGGCGGCGAAAAGCAACATCTTCTCGCCGGATGCGTTACAGGATTTACAAGCCATGCAAGGGCGTATTGGCGCGATTCAGACACGGATCAATGAAATCACAAGCAACCCGGTTGATATCGGCACCGATGAAACAAACGCTGAATTGGAACAGCTCAGAGGGCACTTAAATCAAGCCCTGGCGGCTCAGGAAGCGCTTAATGATGCCGTGGCCGATATGGATGTAAGCCGCGCCAATGAAGCCTATTTACGGCTTTCTCAGACGATTGGCGGCACCGAGCGCTATATTAGGGACAATACCGGGGAACAAGAAAAGTTTAATCAAAAAGTTTCACAAGGCAATACAGAAGCCGGATCGCTCATGCGCACGATTGGCAGTATGGCGGCGGCCTATGCTTCTGTACAGACAGTTTCAAAGGCTTTGGGTTTGTCGGATCAACTTACTTCCACTACTGCCCGCCTTAATATGATGAATGATGGCTTACAGACCACCAAAGACCTACAGGGCATGATTTTCCAGTCTGCTGAAAGGGCGAGGGGGTCTTACCAAGCAACCGCCGATGCCGTTTCTAAGCTGGGCCTTATGGCCGGGGATGCCTTTGGAAGTTCTGAGGAAATAGTTGCTTTCATGGAGCAGATTAACAAGAAATTTGCTATTGCCGGTACAGAAGCGGCGGGCATAGATGCGGCCATGTTGCAGCTTTCTCAGGCTATGGGATCGGGCGTTCTCAGGGGCGAGGAATTTAACAGCATTTTGGAGCAAGCGCCCAACATTATCCAGTCTATTGCAGATTATCTTGATGTACCCAAGGGGCAGCTAAAAGATTTGGCCGCAGAAGGGCAGATTACCGCAGATATCGTGAAAAACGCTATGTTTGCGGCGGCAGACGAAACAAACGCACAGTTTGAAAGTATGCCCCAGACTTTCGCGCAAATTGCCACATCCATTCAAAACAATGCCATTATGGCTTTCCAGCCAGTGCTTGAACAGTTAAACGAACTGGCAAACAGTGACCGTTTTCAGCAGTTCGCCGATAACGCTATAGCGGCCATTACCACAGTTGCAGATATTGTGCTGCAAGCCTTTAATCTGCTTGTGATGCTTGCAAACTTTGTAGCCGGTAATTGGAGCTGGATAAGTCCGATAGTATATGGAGTTGCGGCGGCTTTCATAGCGTATCAAGTAGCTACATTGGCTGCAGCGGCGGCGCAAGCTATTCTAAACGGCGCTCTAAACTGACCTATGATAATGAGAAAACAGGTAAGCGGGAAGTGTACATAGCAAAAGACAGTTCCCATATAAACAAGTGGGGCCTTTTACAGTATTATGACACTCTCAAAGAGGGAGAAAACGGCGCAGCTAAAGCGGATGCCCTTCTTTCCCTGTATAATTGCAAAACCCGGAAACTCAAAATCACAAAAGCACTGGGAGATACTAGGGTAAGGGCCGGTTCCCTTGTGGCCGTTTCTCTTGACTTGGGGGATATCATTGCCAATACATTTATGCTGGTAGAAAAGGTGGTGCATACCTTCAAAGAAAGTGAGCATTTTATGGATTTGAATTTGCGCGGGGGTGAGTTCATTGCCTAACTATACTGGGTTTGTCCATATGGTGAAGCGTATAGCCCTAAATGCTGTAGAAAACAGTAAACCGGCGGCGGTGCTATATGGAACAGTTACCAAAGTTTCACCCATTGAAATCACAGTAGATCAAAAGCTGGTATTGGGTATGGCCCAGCTTGAATTTACCAAAGCTGTTACCGATCATTGGGTAGATATAGAGGTAGACCATGTGACAGAAAACCGGGGCGGCGGCAGCGGCGCAGCCGAATATGAAAGCCACAATCACCAATACAAGGGTTGCAAGCGCATTAGAGTGTATAACGGCCTTTTGAAAGGGGAAAAGGTTATTCTAGTACGTTTTCAAGAGGGGCAGCGCTTTCTTGTGCTGGATAGGATAAGCGAACACATTGTAAAGGGGGAATGGCTGGGATGATTCCGGGAAATGCCACATTGCTAAGTCTGCCGGTTGAATTTGTCGAGCAGCCCAGCAAGACCTATAAAATGAACCTCTACACGGGAGAGAGGATACAGGGCTACACTGACGGCCTGGAAGCAATTAAACAGGCCGTTTACAAAATTCTCAATACTGAAAGATACAGCTATATTATCTATTCCTGGAATTATGGGATAGAGCTGAAAGACCTTTTCGGTCAAGCGATATCGTATGTATGCCCCGAGCTGGAACGACGTGTAACGGAAGCGCTTACACAGGATAGCCGTATTACGGCGGTTACCGATTTTGAATTCGATACTTCAAAGCGAGGGGTGCTTTCCACCACCTTTACCGTTCACACGGATTTGGGCAGCTTTGAAGCTGAAAAAGAGGTGGAAATCTAAATGTATGAGAGCATGACTTATGATGTGATTCTCAAGCGGATGCTTGACCGTGTATCCAATAAGCTGGATAAGCGGGAAGGATCGGTAATTTGGGACACACATTCACCAACAGCTATAGAGCTGCAAATTTTATATCTTGAGCTTGACACGCTTATTAAGGAAGCCTATGGAGATACCGCGTCCAGGGACTTCCTTATTTTACGTTGCAAAGAGCGCGGAATCGCTCCCCGCCCGGCTACTTATGCTGTGCTGAAAGGGGTATTTACCCCGGCCACTGTGGATGTGGTAGGCAAGCGCTTTAGCCTTGAAACCGCAAATTTTGTAGTTACCGAGAAAATAGCCGATGGTGAATATCAAGTTCGCTGTGAAGAATCGGGAACAGGCGGCAATCAGTTTTTGGGCAGTATCATCCCTATTGATTATGTAGATGGCCTGATAAGTGCTGAGTTGGTCGAAGTGCTTATACCCGGCGAAGATGAAGAAGATACAGAAGATTTACGCGAAAGGTATTTCAATTCTTTTGGGGATAGAGCTTTCGGCGGTAATGTTCATGACTACCTGGAAAAGACCAACGCGATCCCCGGTGTGGGGGCCACAAGGGTTACACGGGTATGGAATGGGGATATTGCCCCCGCCGATATGATCCCCTCAAGCGCTGTTACAACGTGGTATGAAGGGATAATTGGAGAAGTAAACCCGGATGTGCAATTTTGGCTTTCTTCCGTGTATCATGCGGGCGAAGCCAAGAAATTGACAACCGGCGGCACGGTCAAGCTGACGATCCTTGATTCTGAGTTCGGGGTACCTACAGAAACTTTGATCCAAACAGTACAAACGGCCATTGACCCCGAAATTAACGCGGGAGAAGGGTATGGGCTTGCCCCTATAGGCCATGTGGTAACTGTAGAGGGGGCAGCACCCGTAAATGTGGATGTAAAAACTAATATTACATTTGATGTGGGTTTTGGCTGGGCTAACTTGCAAAACTCCATTGACACGGCCATATCTGACTATTTTACCGAGCTTAGACGGCAATGGGGCGATTCCCCTTATTTAATTGTGCGGATCAGTCAAATTGAAACCCGGATTCTTGCAATTAAAGGGATTGTTGATATACGGGATACAGAGTTAAACGGATTAACTGAGAATTTAACCCTTGACAAACTCCAAGTTCCCGTGTTTGGAGGTGTGAGCGAAACATGAGAACTGTTGATCTTGTTTCATATCTTCCCCCATTTGTTGCAGAGTACAAAGAAATCAGGGAAACGCTTACCGCTGAAAACCCAGAATTTAACCTTTTGTGGGATGCTACGGATCGGGTGCTGAAAAACGAATTTATAGCAACCGCTGATGAATACGGCATATCCCGATTTGAAAAGCTACTACAGATTTTTCCATCGAAAAAAGAAAGTTTGGAAAACCGGCGGGCAGTGGTGCTGAGCCGCATGATGGAGCAAAGGCCGTATACATACCGCACGCTGCAGCGTATGCTGGATGCGTTATATGGCCCGGATACAGCCCATTGTTTTCTGAGCCGGAACAGCTATTTGGTGAGCATAAAGATAAAATGGGAGAAACCGGAGCTTTTGCCGAAGCTCCGAACAATGTTAGACATTGTACTTCCCTCGAACCTTTTATATAACTTTACCTACATTATGTCCCCGGAGACCATTGAGAACAGTTATCGTTTCTCCTTTGTCAGACCGTTCATTCGGGGAAAGTTTCTCTTCAATGTACAGCAAATAGGTGGGTCAAAGCTTTTTTTAAGGTGGCCTGCAGCACATACAATAACCAACAGAGCTAAGTTCCTGGCAAGGTTAAAAGGAGGTAAGGCGATGCCATTAGACAAAATCCTAACATATTCCGGCGGAGGCCTTTTACTCCTGCTTACATTCATCCAGCTCGCGCCCGTTAAGCTGGACCCCTGGTCGGCCATAGCCCGGTGGATAGGCAGGGCCATAAACGGCGAGGTGCTGGACAAGCTGTACGGCGTGGAGAAGCAGCTGGCGGACAGCAACCGGCTTGAAATTTTACGCTTCAATAACGAGCTCCTGCGCTCTATAGGCCACACCAAGGAGGAGTTTATAGAGGTGCTGACAGAGATAGACGCCTACGAGGATTTCTGCAGAGACCACCCGGACTATCCCAATAACCGGGCCGTGCTGGCTATTGAGAACATCCGGGAGGTCTACAGGGAACGGCTCAAGAAGCACGACTTTTTACAGGAAGGAGCTCTCTAAAGGTGAAGTATTCCAACAGAAATAAGCCCCTGGTGTGTATACAGACCAACAGTACCTGCTATAAGAACACATATAAAATGCGGGTAAAGGGGGTGCTCTGGCACAGCACCGGCGCGAATAACCCCAACCTTCGGCGGTATGTCCAGCCAAGCGGGAACGACAGGGACTATGCGAGGCTAATCTCCCTGCTGGGCAGGAATCCCAACGGCAACGACTGGAACCATATCTATATGGAGGCCGGGCTCAACGCCTGGATAGGGAAGCTTGCGGACGGCACGGTTACTACAGTACAGGCCATGCCCTGGGACTACGCTCCGTGGGGGTGCTATCAGGGCCGAAACGGAAGCTGCAACGACGGCTGGATACAGTTTGAAATATGCGAGGACGGGCTTGACGATAGGGGCTACTTTGAGAAAGCCTATAGGGAGGCCTGTGAATTGACAGCCTATCTCTGTAAGCTTTATGGCATTGACCCTAATGGGAAGGTGACGGTAGGGAATATCTCTGTGCCCACTATTCTCTGCCATAAAGACAGCTACAGGCTTGGGATGGGGTCGGACCATGCTGATGTGCTCCACTGGCTACCAAGGTTCGGCAAGGATATGGGCTCTGTCCGCAGAGATGTGGCAGCATTACTTAAAAATGATACGGAGGGTGAAGACATGACGCTGGAACAGACAAGGAAAGTGATTCAGGAGGAGAACAGCCGTATAAACCCCACCTATAACACCCTGGAGGAGGTGCCCAGCTACTGGCGGGCTGACATTAAGGAGCTGGTGGAGAAGGGTATCATCGCCGGCACAGGAAACGGCAGGCTGGGGCTCACCAAAAGCGACTGCAAGGCTGCTGTCCTTGCCAAGCGCATCCGGGAGAAGCTGTGATGGCGGCGCATATGAAGGGCAGCCCACGGCCCGGCTATTCAAAGAAGCTGATATCCGACATCCGCTGGCTACTGTGGGCCGTGACAATCGGGGGCCTGCTGCTGGCGGCGTACTGCATACATAACGGCTATGTGGGCTCTTTGCCCTGGCTTTCGGCGATGGTGGGCCTGCCCTGGACGGCTCATGGGGTGGTGTGCTCGTTTTATCTCAACATGGCGAAATCCGACCACAAAGAGGGCGGCATCACCTTTGAAAGTGCAAAAGCCGCCAATTTTGAATATAACCATGAAAATAGCCAGACATTTTAGGGGGTTACAAGCATGAATGAATTTATAGCAACGCTTTTGCAGGCTGTTTTAATTGCCGCCGTGCCGGTGCTGGCGGCCTTTGCCGGTAGGGGCATTAAGGCCATTGCCAGCTACCTGGGCCAGAAGTCCGAGAGCGAGACGGCGAAAGGGTTTCTGGAGGCTGTGGCTGACGCGGTGAGTACCGCTGTCACCTACACCAGCCAGACCTATGTGGACGCATTGAAGAAGTCCGACGGGTTCACAAAGGAGAGTCAGGAGTGGGCCCTGAAGGTGGCTATTGCCAAAGCTAAGACTCTGCTGACAGAGGATGCTATTGAATATCTGGAGGCGGCTTATGGCAGCCTGGAGCGGTATCTGGAGGGCAGGATTGAGGCGGAGGTCCGCAATCAGAAGATGCGGGCGGGTACTTTGACCCTGAGCACGTAAGGACATAGGAGAGCCCCCGGCTTTCCCGGGCCGATGCTTCGGCTGGGAGGGCTGGGGGCTTTTCTTTTTGGTTTTCCAGGCTATGCCAGTTTTGAAGTGGGTAGTGCTTGCATCATTGCCTAAAAGGAGAATATTTGTTGCAATGTAGGTAGCTCTGTGCTATAATTTAAAAAATTGGCGAAATAGGGTGGACAATATCATAAGAGATATTTATTTTTTCTTCGATGACTCAGGCGTTTTGCACAGGAACGAGCCTAGCGGATTTTTTGTTTATGCAGGATATGTATTTTTATCTCGTCAAGACCTTGAGGATGCAAAGAGGAAATATATCCATGCAAATAGGCAAATCCGGCTCTCTACAAATAGAAAAGGGGAATTAAAGGCAGCAGGTCTGTCGTTCAAACACAAAAGGGCTTTGTTTACTCCATTACAGAATTGTGAAACTGTTTCACTAGCTGTAGACATCAGTAGAGTTTATGAGAGTATTCTATCAGATAAGCGTGCTATATGTCGTTATAAGGATTATGTTTTGAAGCGGGGTATTAAAAGCAAGTTGCAAGATATGATAAGAAGGGGATTACTATATCCAACGGAGAATGTCCGACTGCATATAAATATTGATGAGCAGTTAACAGCTACAAATGGATACTACAATTTGCGCGATTCTATTTTGGAAGAATTGGTTTATGGGATTTCTAATTGGGATTATGGAACATTCCATCCAAATGTGTTCTCTAGCGAGGTTTCAGTTGATATATTATATTGTGAATCGAAAAGTAATTATTTGATTCAAGCAAGTGATATATTGGCAAATCGTATTTGGACATCGTATCGCACAAATAATATTAAGTTGAGAGCTATTTCCAATCATTTGGCCTTGACATTTCCTTGAAAGCTGTGTATACTATGATTACAGGCAGAAATGCACTGTATACGTCTGATAACTGATACTTTGTATTAAGCGTACTGGTGAGTACGTCAGTTCAGATGGGGCGGCTGAACTCAGCCGCCTTTTTAATTTTGAGTAATTTCCAGAATACTGCATGGGCTCGGAGTACTTGTCCATCAGAAGCTCCAATGGGCAAGCCGGAACAAACACCGCCGGCCATCGTAATTGTCGGTGTAGAGCTTATAAGCTCTTGGCTCGCCAGGCTCTTTTTTGGTGGGGCCTACAAAGTCTGAGACGAAAGGCACGATTATCGTCTGGAGAGCGGTGAATAAGTTATAACGGAATATGAAAGCCCCCGGTCTTTCCCTTTGTTTGGATGAGCCGGGGGCTTTTGTCTTTACTTAAATCACCGCGTACTCGACCGGTGTGATAACATCAAAGTCATCAATTTCAGGAATTTTCTTCATTAGGTTCATTTCGGAAAACACAAACAACCGAAACTGTCCCGTAAGGCTCTCAGAGGGCAGCAGCGGCACGGCGAAGAACAGCTGATTCAGGAAGACAACGTCCTGCTCGAACACATTCTCTTGGCATAGAGAGAAGCGCAGCAGCCCTTCTTCATCTTTCGGAGCAGCCGTCGGCTTGGCGTTTTGGTGGAACCACGCCAGGTAACGCTCGTAGACCCATTTGAAATCTTTTCCGTTTTGTATTGACATAAGCCCATCCCTTTCTGTTGTTTATTGGCTTATA